ATTTTTCGTCTGAACCTGCTCCAAGTGTTGGCATTGCAGCCACTTTTATTTTTAAAGATCGCATAACGTCTTCTTTTTGAGTAGCAGTAGATGGGTTTTGAATATCATCTTCTGCTTCTTTATCTGAGTTGTATTCTACATTAGTTTTAGTATTTCTCAATACTACTTCTGTTTCACATTTAACAACTGGTACTTTTTTACCATTTATTTCTGTGTATGTTACTTCACCTTCTTCTTTAAACGCCATATTTTTCTCCTTAATCTCTGTTAATTTCTAATAATGATGCCACCACATGTAACTCATTAGCATCAGATGCTGTAACTTTCAATATTTCGTTTTCCAATAATACCAAAGGTTCTGTTAATAATTGTTCGGTAGTATTAGAAGCTATTGATTTAACTTTAAATAAACTAAATACAGCCGCCGCTGCATTAGTTAATGTTGCTGTTATTGTTGCTGCACTTCCAGCATCATTTGATACCAATAAAGATTTTACAATAGCTCTAGAGTTACTAGGTGCTGTATATAATGTAGTAGCATTTGTTGTAGTTAAATCTACCTTTGCATTTGTATATATGTTAGCCATTAAACCACGCAAACCTTTCTTGATCTTGTTTTTGTTCGTTTAAAAATGTAGAATTTAATTGTTCTACAATTAAAGCAATTGCTCTGTTAATTTGTTTTTGGTTAGAAAAGTCATACTCTTCTTTTGGTTCGGGTAATCTTACTACTACTTTAGCCATTATAAACTAGTTAAGCCTCCATATAAATATTTTACTCTACCACCTCTTCTATAACCACCAGCTCCTGCCGCGGCATCACCTTGAGCTCCTGCAGATGCTCCTCCATCATGGTCACCACCTCCACCTCCATCTCTTCCACCTCCTGGAGTATCGGCATAACTATACCCTTTTGATTTTGTTTTATTTTTTGTAGAATTTGGATTATTAGGACTAGAGTCTCTACCATAATCTTTTGTAGTAGTTGGTGGTCCCGGTGGTGGTTGACCTTTACCTTTATCTTGATCAGTAGGTATTGAAGTTTTTCTTAAATCAATTAATTTTTGTAAATCTCTAGCTTCTTGCATAGTTTTTTCTCTAGCGGCTTCTCTTTCTTCATATCCGCCATAACTCATCATGTCTCTGTAATCAGCTAAACTTGTAGATCTACCAAGATTACTAGATTGAATTTGATCATTTAAAGATCCTAAACCTTTTGTTAAAGCACCTGTAATACTGTATCTACCAAAAGGTAAAAAATCTCTTATGCTGACTAATCTTTTGTTTCTTTCTTGTATGTCTTCAGGTAAACTAAATCTTTCATCAGTAAATAAATCATCATAGTTTGCTATTTTCATAATAGAAGGATCTTTAATACCTACTTTATCTACATCAAAAACATCTGGTGCTTCTCTAAGTGTGCCTGAAATATTAGCTGCCCTAACAGCTCTTTCATACTCATTTAAATCATTATAATCATCGACAGTTCCAATATCTATTGGTGATAAATTTTCCATGTCTATAAGTGCATTAGTAATGCCTCCAGTGTTGTTAGCACGTGATACTGATTTTGCAAAAAGTCCATCTCCAGTATTACCTATATTTCTCGGAGAAGCAGGACCTAACTCTTCTCTTTCTCCTCCTCCTCCTTCTCTTGAAGGAACAGTACCCATATCTGAAACAATAGATGGAAGACCTTCTTCATCTATTGGCTTATTCATATAATAATCAGTGTAATCTTTTAATAAATAAGGATCTTGAATACCAAAAATGTTTCTTGCATTAATTAAATTTTGATCAACAATTTTATTTGCGGGTGCTCTTGATATTAAATCTATTAAATTAAAAGGTATTGCCATTATCTACGTCCGTCTGGTTGTATATCAATTCGTAATGTGCCAAAACGCCAAGACTCACTAACATCAGTATTTTCTATCTTAATGTTAACAAATCTTCCTCTGGCTCTTGTATCTTTTTTATCAGTGCTAGAGTTAATTGTAAAGGGACTTAAAGCAGTAGTTGTTTCTGATTGTTGAGGATAACGTTTGACAGCAAGTGTTACTTTTGCATTTCCTTGTAAATCTTTAAAGTCCGGCACAAATCTTCTCATAGCTAAAAATATATCTCCCGAAATACCTTCTGTGCCTTGTTGTCTTGCTTGTATGTCAAAGTCATATGATTTAACAAATGATGTAACTGTTGTTGTACTACCGTTTGCATTAACTTGATCAGTTCCAACCTCATGTTCAAACAAAGTTGTTTGACCTAAACCATCTTCACCTACAATTGCAGGAAAACTACCTGAAGCAGATGCATTAAATTTAGTTGCAAAAGGTTTTGGATATACAGTTGAATCTATCCAAGAAGTTCTAGCTTCTGTTCCTATATACCAAACACCACCTTGCATTGGTTGACCATAATTAAATACAACATATTGATCATTATAATCAGAACCAGTCGATGGGTAATACCAAACTACTTCTGTAAATTGATTATTTAAACCTGCACATATTTGCTGACCTTTAGTTGTATCTGCTTGATCATAAACATAATCTTCAACAGAACATGGTAGTGATTTAACTGTACCATCAAACATAAAGAAGCCATTTGAACTCATCCAAAAAGCTATACCGTCTATTTCAACAGCTGCATTTTTACCTATTAATCCGCAGTTAGTACCAACTTGTTCAAATCCAAATGTAAAAGGTGCACCAATAAATTTCATAGTATACAACGCATTATCTGTCCAAACTAAAATAGATTCTTTAGCTTTTAATGCGCCAATAATTTTTGTACCATCTTGCAATCGTTGTGACCCAGCAGAGTTAATAGCTGTTGGTGTATAATCATTTATATCTTCCTGATCAGAAAATCTTATAAACATATTATCTTGTGTTGCAGTATTTCCAATAGTTGTTTCTGTACCTAAATGAATTAAGTGACGTGTTGTTGGTGAAACTAATGTAACTCTTGTTGCTGTTGGGTTAGCTGATGTAGAAAAACCAGAAGTAGTTGTAGATGCTCTAGTTGTTAATCTTGCAGCATCTCCAGCGTTCCATGTAAAAGTTTTACCATTAGCAATTGTTCCAACTAACACTTGACCAAAATTGCTTAATGACCATAGACCAGGTTCAAGAGATACTTCTGATGCAGAAGAGGCTTCACCCCAATCAACAAAGTCTGCAGCGTTAGTTACAGTTGCACCACTTGAATGTGCAGCTCTTGTTGAACCATCTACAGCTCTTGTAATACCTGTTAAATTATTTGTTGATACACCTGTGTAAGAAATTAATTCTGTACCTATTTGTATTCTACCTGCTGTAGGAAAACCTGTAGCAGAAGTTAAAGCTATATTAGATCCTGATGTACCACTAGTATTATCACCTAATGTTCCATTCAATGTATTTTGTAAAGCACCTGAAACTATTCCGTCCCATTCAGATATACCCCAACCATAACCATAAGACTGCGCCGCAGGACCAACAGGTTCGTAAGGTATAACAGAACATGAACCACTTCCAGCAGCACCTGTTGTAGTTTGTGTGCCTGTTACAATTGCAATTAAAGATGAAGTAACTCTGGTTACTTGAAATAGTTTATCTTCAAATGCAGCATCAGTTAAACCAATACCACTTGGTACAGTTACACCATCTAATAAAATTATATCACCTGATTGTAAATTATGTGCTGAAGAAAAAGTTAATGAAACTTCTTTTGTTGCATCTGCAGCAGACATTACAACACTTCCTATTGTAGATTTAACTGGAGTAACATCATATAATTGTCCTTCAAAATATATAAGTAAAAATTTATCAGTTCCAATAGCCACGTACCGATTGCCTTCTAAATCTACAAAAGCAAACTCACGTCTTGCAACACTAACAATAGTATCTGTAACTAATGATGACCAACCACCAACTTTTTCAGGTAGTCCATATCTAAATCTAACATTATTACAATCAACCCATCTGTTTTCTGCACCAGATTCAGTGTCTTGTTTATCGATTCCTGGTAAGACTTTAAAGTCAATTAGAGCCATGGTCCGTGCTCCTATATGTTGTCTTTATAGATCCAGCCTCTTGTAGAGTT